TTGACTGTTTCATCCCACGATTCTCTTCGACCTTCCTCTTCCAACCATCTGGAATAACGGGAAAGGTGAATAAATGATTGATATAAACTTGGAAGTCCTGACATACACTCTACTCCATTTTCTAAATTTTATAATACTTAATAAACTATATGTATAAACTATTGTGTGAGGTGTGACCACGACACAGGGAATAGAGGGGAGATTAACTTCCCAATTGCTTTCGCATATTCCCTCACCTCGTATTGTGCATGGGCGTCGATTCGTTGCTTATAGAATCTAGCATATGCGGCAAGCGAACCAGTCCAGTACCACTCGGTATACATTCCTTGTGGTAGTGCGAACCTTGCTTGCTCTGGTGCAACTCCGTTGCGAAGAAGTTCTCTGTATGTGTGTAACGCAAGGCGCATCACATTATCAAAGTTCTTCTCTGCTTCAGGGTGAATAGTAATAAAGTCACTACTCCCCTGCTTTGCACCACCAGTTGGTTCTCCTCTCCATGACGGATAATAGAACTCAGGTTCAAACGAAACATAACGTCGAGAGATTTCATTCTCAACGAAACCCTGCTTGTGCTTGAACATTTGTGTGCGAATCGAGATTGGCGCCTTGACCCGTAAGGTAATCTGTGGATGAGCAAAAGGCGTCCAGTGTTGATGAGTCGCCAGATACTTCAGCAACTTACCATCACGCACAGATAACTTCCTCACATCCTCTGGGTGGTACGAGGATCCACTCTCACGCAGTCTTTCAACTGCTTCCTCATCTATGTCCCATTCGGTATCGTTAGAAAAAGAAACTCGTGCGGAATTACATACCGTGAGATCCGAACCCATGTGATCGACAAGATCAACAAAACCTTTATCTAATACTTTCTCATTCATACTACACTTTTCTCCATTGATTTAGACGCATCTTTGCTTCTAAACCACAAACAGCATTGTTATCCATAATCTTCTTTATTTCTTTCGGTGACATTCGGTATATCATATCATTAATATCCTTCTCTGTCAACCCATTTGGCCAAATACAAACAGTTTTTCCTTGTTCAATCAGTTTCTGGTTGAATGAAACTATCTGAGGATTTCGTGGTTCATTGTCCAAAGCATATACCATGTCGGTCTTCGCAAACCTAGAAGGAATCTGATCGATAGCACCAGCACCAACCATCGCAACTGTATTTGGAATGAACATACTATCGATTGGTCCTTCAACAACATACACACGCTTCTTTGGATTTGCACGCCACATACCATACCATAGGCGTTCAATTGACTTGTCTGCCTTCACGGTAATATACCTCAGTGTTTGTCTGGCATTCGCTTCGTCTTTCATAGAAAGCGATCGACCCTGAACTGCGACAACTTCATCTTTCTTATTGAAGAAAGGAATAATAAGTCGTGGTTCTTGGTGAGTCCATTCCCTTGGTGGAAGCGTAGGATCTACCTTACGCATATACGATTGAAAGTCTTCTGTATAATAAAGAACATTATGAAACTGCTTTGGAATTTTTCGCATTTCCACAAACTGTTTCGCAACATGATCATCCTTCAAATTCTTAACGCAGAGCAAAGGCTTCAATAAGTCATGCTTTGATTTGAATTTTGGTTTGGTGAATATCATTTCTGTTTTCTTTACGTTATTTGATTTACCACTCTTGAACTGTTCCATCGCATATTCTTTACAAAGTGATGGATCTACTTCTTTCATAAAATTATAAATGTTTGAACCAAAACCACAGTTAAAACATTTAAAGAAGAAATTGTTTTGCTTCTCGTAAAAGAATCCTCTTGCCTTGCTTTTGTTCTTTTGTGAATCACCACAGATAGGACAGCGACATTGAGCGAGGTTTCCTTTCTTCCAACCAAAACGATCTAGTTTTCCTGAAACTATATTTATGAACTTTTTATCTATGTACGATGTCATATCGTCCAGTCATCCATTTTATTCGACTTGAATTTGCTGTCAAAGTTATTTCCATCAAACCCACTACCATAACCAGTATCATCTGTCTGGTTAGAATCCACTAGACTTTGTTGTCCTTCCTTTGAATCAGACAACTTCATCTTGGCACGATTAATATCGAGAATAAACTTCCTGTTTACTACGGTATCATTATACCTATTCTTCAACTGCTTTACAAGCACCTGATTCAATTCATCTAACTCTTCTGTCGCAATCAAGGCGATCATAAAATCGGCAGTGGCTGGAAGACCGAACGACTCGGAGGTATCTTCAAGACCGAAGTCTGAATTAGTAAACCCACTTCGATTCACCTGTGTGGCAGAGAAGATAGGAACATTGTTTTCAACCGCGAGTCCACGAAGTTCTTCGGCGATTGACTTGATGATTGTGTATGAGTTGGCACCACCGTTAGCCTTCAGGCGACTGGAAGCACAGATGTTGAGGTAATCAATAAAGATGATATCAGCAGTAAACTGCTTTTTCAATTTAAGTTCTTCAATGAGAATACGAAAGTGATTCGCATTCGCTGTAGCAGTTGGATACTCCTTGATAATCAACTTCCCACTGATTCCCCTCGTCGCATTCTCAAGTTTCTTCTGGTACATCTCATAAGGAAGAGCATGAAGATCATCCATAGTGATGTCCATAAGATTTGCGTCAATTCTCTCCGCAATCTTTTCTTCAGCCATCTCACAAGTAATGTAAAGAACATTCTTGTTTTGTGCTAAACAAGCGGCGCTGTGGTGACACATAAACAAAGACTTACCAACACCAGTACCTGCCATGATAATGTTAAGCGTCTTGGCAGGAGTACCACCCTTGGTAATCAAATTCATAAACTCAAGATCGAAAGCAATTTTACTTTCTACTTTGTGGTAGAATTCGTATCTTTCTTCTGAGTCTTCGAGGTAGTCGTGTCCGATGTGGGTGTCGAAGGAGACGGAGAGGGCGTCCGAAAGGATGTTTGGGATTGCATTCTCTGTCTTTGAGTTCGATTTGCCATCGATGATGTGGATCGATTCCATGATCGCATTGTATACCGCCTTATCTTTACAGAATTTTTCAGTTTGGTCAACTAGCCATTGAAGTTTATCCGACTCAACGGCCTTTGAATACACACTCATCTCTTGCTGAATAGACTTGAACTCATCTTCGTTCAGATCTTTCCTCTCATTCAGCGAAATCTCAATTGCTTCTTTTGTTGGTGGTAAATTATATAGACTAAAGAAGTTCTTAATTTCATCATATACAATACCATGAGTTCTTTCGTGAAAGAAATCCTTATTGATATAAGGTAAAACTTTACGGGTGAATTCTTCATTGTAAATTAAATTTTCGAGAACCAAACTTTCAATAGTCTTCATACTTTTTTAATTTCACCTTGACCTATAATGTTAGCGAGGATGTCACCAGCAACTTGTAAAAACTCTTCATGATCTACTTCAACTGGAGATGATTCTATATTATAGTCAAATTTCAGTCTAAGTCTATCACTTTCTTTATCTTCTTCAATGGAAACACTACCGAATTGAAAAAGAGTTCCTTTATATTTTCCTACCTGTACTTCGACTGTATCATTCCCCAGCATCTACTTCCTCCACCACATCCTCATCCTCGATGATTCCGCCACCATACTTAAACTCCTTAGCAACGGCAACTTCCAGTTGTGCCATAACATCTTCAGTGAAATACTTTTCAGCATCTCGGTAAAGAACCTTCTCAAACACCTTGGTTCCACATGGAAGTTCTACACGAGTAGAAACCTTCTTGAAGATATCATACTTGATCGCAATTTCAACCAAACCATAATATGGATGTAGTCCTGTTTCATAGTTCAAGATAACATCAACCATTGAGTTCTCTTTGGTCACTCGTCCCTTGAACAACTTACAATGAACAATATTACCAATGACATCTGTACCTTCCTTTACCTTCTTCTTTGAAAGATAGACGATAGTGGAAGCGGCGTACTTGAGTCCAGAACCACCACCCATTTCCTTCTGTGGGAACATAGAACCAATGACATCATAAGTGTGATTGGTCATGATCATTGGAATGTTTGCTCGGCCTAGTTTGAGAGTCAGCACACGGAAAGTGGCCTTGACAATCTGGGCGCGAGTCATGTCCTTGGTCGTCTTACCTTCTGCGGTGTCCGTCATCTCCTTGTTAGTCGAAAGCATACCAAGAGAATCAAGACAGATCAGCATTGGCTTACGATCTTTCTTCTTTAGTTCAAGGTAGTTGTCAACGACAGTGATTGCTTGATGACGAAACTCCTCGATGGTGCTTACAGGGAACACTGCAATCCTAGCAGGATCACAACCGCGTTCCTTGAACATATCAGAAGTTACGGCTTGCTCTGTATCAAAATACAGAACAACGCCATCAGGGTTATCAACAAGAAACTTATAAACAATCCCCATTGTGAAATAAGTTTTCCCCGTAGCAGATTCGCCAGCGATTGCCATAATTTTATTATTGGGCATACCACCATACAGAGAACCAGATAGTAAAGCATTAAAACTATAAGAACCAGTATCGCAGAATCCATTAATGTCGCTTCCTTCTAAACCATCCGTAACAATTGATGCGTATTCATTACCTGAATTTGAAATAATATCATTTAGAAAACTCATATATTCTCCTTAACCGAATAGACTTTCTAGTGTGTTTCTTTTTTCTGTTGACCATCCAATGACAGTCATAATTTTCGACAGAGGATCCAAGAACCCCTTCTCGAATTGAGTATTATAATCTACAAAGCGATCCAAGTCAAACTCTTTTGGTAGAGTTGATGGAAATGCCACCACACGATCACCAATGAGGTTTGGAACCTTAAGATAAACAAACTTAATCTTGTCGCCCTCTTGAATGATTGGATACTTCTTCTCAAGTTTCTTCTTCTTGAGATAATGATTATATAGAAGAGATCCCTTGACGCCGATTGGTGTTGACTTACGATAGATGTGAGTTGAATCTGTATAGTTACCGAGGTTGTTAACACCCCGTGGGAAGGCAACAGTCTCGACATCGAAGGTATTAAACTCTTCGCGGAAGTCTGCGATGAACTTCTGCATCGTCTCCTCATCATCATACATGATGATTTTGATCGCTTTCTTTAGTTCACTACGAATGATCTGTGGAGTAGATGATCGAGTTGTTTCGATACCCATGATCTTCATCTTTGGCGTTTCATAACGAACACCTTCGGAGTCAATCACATTGAGCATGTATCGCTTCTTCGCAGTCCAGATACCTTTGTCTGCGATGACTTCACGATCCATCACCATCTTGTTCTCGTAGGCATTCATCAACGATGATAGTTCATCATACTTTTTCTTGATGAATGGGATAATGATTTCCTTTGAACTTTTGTCAAGGAAATTTGTGATCTTGTCTTTGTCGTCGCAGTCTGGAAGAATCCGATCAACAAGGTTACCAAGGCGCAGATACACAGAATCAGTATCAGATGCAACAACATAATCATAATTAGTAGTCTCCAATGTTGTATTTAAAAATTCATTTAATGCGTTCATGATCCAACGAATACTCAACTGTCCAGACAGAGTAATTGACTCTGCCAATTCTGTCGAGTAATAACGAAAGTATTGATTACCAATCGCACCATAAGCACTGTTCAACTGAATCTTACGAACCTGCTGGAAGTTATGGAACTTGGCAATCTGATAGTCTAGATCCTTGTTCGTAGGATCTTTCTCTTTCTGCTTCTGACATTCGATCATCTTATTCTTGAACTCTTTGCGTTCTGCATACATCTTGTTCATGAGCGAGGGCAAGAAACCCTTCGCATCAGTGCGGAAGGTATTACCCGTAGCAGCAACAGAAAGATTCTTTGACTTGTGCTTCTCGATGTAGGCCAATGTGTCTGGAGTCTTGTCAAGAATCTTGTCAACATCAAGTCCACGCCAGATACCATCATCAGTTAGAGTCTCGGGACTAATGTTATACATCTCGATCAAGTGAGGATAGAGTGAGTTCAAGTCAAAAGACACAACCCAATCGTGCATACCAGTGATTGGTTCCTTCACATAAGCACCAGCATACTGATCAGTTTTCTTGCCGATGGTCTTGGGAGGAATCACGATGTTCTGCTCACGCAGATAGTGATAGATGATTGCGTCCCACGTTCGCACCTGTGAGAAAACATCCTCGAAGTTTACCTTGGCTGAGTATGCAAGTGCCAAGGAGAGTTCAATGAGTTTCAGTTTCTCTTCGAGTTGCTGAACAAGTTCAACGTCAACTATGTTGTATTCAATAAACTTCTGGAAGTCGTTCTTGTAGAACTCGCGGATCGAATCGTGTTCCGCATAGGATAGTTTCTTCTTACCGAGTTCGACGAAGGCGATGTGATCGAGACGATACGACTCTTGGTTCACATAGGTGAATGTCTTGTAGAGATCGAGGTAGTCAATGACGGCGACACCATTGATATGAAACGCAGTCTGCTCACGACCCATCTTCGTGATAGTCTTCTCCTTGATCTTGTTCCAAGGAGAAATCTTCTT